CACCACCTGATATAGTAACTTCAGGATCTAAACCATAACCAGACCCTCCATCAGCAACTGTGATTGCTGTTACTTTAAATCCAACATTGTCTTTCCAATGTTTATCTGGATATGTGTCATCAACATCACCAACAATTTGATTATCGGTGACTGCAACTCTTATAGGATTAATTTTTCTATCAGCATCGTATTTAGGTGCAAGATCAAAGTCAGTAGTTTGTATATCTGCAGGATCAACTTTTTCATATGTGCTGACATATTCTCTAATTTTGGTTTTGTAAGGTTTTACTTCCTTGATGTAATCTTCGTAATTTGCCAAATTATCATTGTTGAAAGAAACTTTTTGTTTTAAGTCACCAACATTGTGTTTTGCTTTAACAAAACTTGTTTTCATTGCAAAATCTGTAATTTTATTTTCACTTAATGCATAACGCAAACTGCTAAAGAACAATTTGTTGTATTCAACTTTTAAATCTTCAATAAACAAATTATCTCTTATTGTTTCAATAATAATTCTAGTTTCTTTTGTTGGTATTGCATCATAGAATAATGTATCATAACCTGTACTTTCATAGCCCAACGTGTTACTGAAATCGTACAAATTGTTTTTTAATTGTATTGTTCCATTTTGTTTTCCAATAGTTTTAAAGTTTTGCGTGTAATCATCAGTTACATTATTAGCAGTCTTCTCTAATAATAACCAACCACCAGAACCTACAGTCTGTATTTTTACTACATCACCAATTGCACAATCTAATCCTAATAATTCATATGATTGTAACACACTGAAGTCTATTGCAGTAAATTGATTGTATCCTGTTGCATACCAGTCAGCATAATCCCAATACAATTGAACGTTAATACTTTGAGTTAATGTTTTATTCCAGTCAGTTCCATTGTATTCATATACTGCCCATTTTCCGCCTAGTGTTGAGTCGCTTGAAACTAATACTGAATAATTTCTTACTTCCGCGGTGGTAGTTTGAGTGTAACCAATACCTTGTTTTAACACAGTGGCACTTGCTATTTCGCCTTTAGTATTGACAGTAACACCAATAAGTGCGCCTGTGCCTTTGCCAATTATGTTTACTGCCGGCACTGTTTTATATCCAGCACCTTTGTCAACTATTGTTACACCTGTAATTTTAGAATCTGTAATTGTAAGTTGTAAATTTGCTTGGCGTAAATTAGCAACACCTATAAAGTTTAAATCATCAACACTGTCTACAACTTGGTCAATTAATGCTGAATTCAATGTAGGTGCAGTTTCTAATTGAAGCAGTGGACTTATCTCTTTTGTGTCCACAATTAAATTTTCTAAGAACACACTGTTGACTCTTTCAACATATTGTTTCAATGCTTCTATTCTATTTTTAAACCAACTTTGAATTGGACGCAAACTTGTACCGTATCTAACTTTCTCATTGAGGTCAATGTCTGGAACATAATTTCCAAATGTATCACTACCTACAAGACTGTTGATCCAACTTAATTCTAAATCTTTGTTAGGCACACTATTCTCATCATTTTCAGTGATTATCTGATATTCTGTGTGAATGTTGATGTCAGTTTTAGGTATTGTCCAGTATCTTACATTTAATATTGTATTTGCTTCATCTAGTAAGTCATTGCAATTTACCAATCCAAATTTGTTTGGTCCATAGAATTGTATAAATTTAATTCCTTGTTGTTTAGGATTTTCAATAATTTTTGCAATTTTTTCTGCACTTAATTTTCTACTTTCTAAAGCAGGTGCTTCTTCTTTATTTTTAACCCAGAAATAATACACAGGCACTTTGCTTTGAGCAACACTATCATATCTATTGTATGACACATAAGCATTGTCTCCATCTTTAGATGTTCCTGATATACCTAATGAACTACCATTTGCTGATTGTGAAAGTTGATCATATTGACTTGGACGATATATGCTTTCTGTCCATTCATACACATCAATCGTTGATCCTGTAAACAACATATTTGCGTTGTTATTATTGTAAATTAAATCATTCTGATAAGGATATTTGAAACTTGCTTTAGAAATATCCCACCAAATACGACCAACTTGTTGACTCATCCAATGATTAGTTTCGTCTTGATTTCCTATTGTGCCTGTATTATACACAGCAGGATCAAAAGGTGTTTTGTAATAAATTTCTTGTTCGGCTATGCCGGCAATTTTTCCTTGCAACACATCTATATAATCTAGTGTTGTATAAATTTTATTTGTGTTTTTGTTGTAAACAAAAACTGATTTAATTTGTTCTAAGTCAACTGTATCATGAGGACTTCTAATTTTTCTCCAACTGTTTGTTTCTCCTCTTCTATAATCAATTACTGTGCCTACACCTGCGGCTGTTAATTGTAAGTCTGTCAATGCTAAAGTAATGTGGTTGTTTCTCACAACAAAGTTGTCGCCAAATGTGTCAATTGTACTGTCTGCGTAATAACTAAATTTTTCACCATATAATAATGTACCGTCAATGTTATTGAACACATGAACTGCTCCAACGCCTTTTGCAGTTGCCACAACTAAATTTGTGCCATCAAATTCCAATTCATTACCAAATAGGTCTTCTGCGCCTGCTTCTGGTGTTCTTAATGTCTGACTTAATTCAAACAATCCATTTACTTGTTTGTATATGTAAACAACTCCTGCATTCACATTTGATAAATCTTGTCCAGGAGTACCAACAGCAATTAAAGTACCATCATCACTTACAGATACGCCTACACCATATGTTGTTTCACTGCTTGGTGCTGTTAAAGTTTGTGAATATACATAATGTCCGTCTTTCAATCTGTATACTGTAACATTTGTTTCATTTGTGTTAAAAGTGTTGCTTGTTACAATTACAGAACCATTTCTTGATACGTCAGAGGATTTTGCAAATTTCAATAAGCCTGTTTGTAGCATCGTAGAATCCGATGCGTATTGCACTAACACACTGCTATCATGCAGTGTTTGTTCTGTGTTAGGAATCACATTTCTGTTATCTACACTAGAGTCAAGTTGTGTCCATGCTTGTGAACTTAAATCACTATTTGCATCTACATTCGTTTGTGCTTGATAAAAATAGCCATCGCTAAACACAACATCATTAATATAGTACGGTACATTGTCATCGAAAGGTCCTTTGTAGTTAGGATTTTTTGCTAACACCCATGCGCCGTTTTCATATTTGATCACATGGATCGAACCAAAGTTGTCTGCTTGATTGTCACCTTGTGCAGAAATGTAAGCATAGTATTGTCCACTAATTGTTGCAAAATTAATTTTGTAACCCAATCTTAAATTAGATTTTACTTCAGGAACTGTAAATGATCCTTTGTAGTTGAAAGGAGCACCTGGTTTTCTTTCATAAATCACATATGCACCTTCATTAGTGCCTCCGGTTGTTGAGCCAGATCCTAATGGTATATTGTAAACCTGTTGCCAATCTTTGTTGACTTTGCTAGGAGTATTGGCAATCCTTGAAGTTCCTTGTATTGTAATTTCATTCCATAACCAATATTCCTTGCCATTGGTTTCGTAAACAACAGAATTAATTACAGGCGGTGTTATAAATTCAGCATCTTCAAATACAAATAATGATCCTGCTGATTGATTTTCAAATTCTGTTTTTAATATAGCACCCATTAATCTATTAGGTGTGCCAACAATAGTGATGTTACCTGATTCTGAATGTTGACTGCCTAATCTAAATGCACCTGATTTGTTTTTAATAAACAATTCAACTTCATTAGCGCCTACAGTTCTTACAAAAGCAACTTCACCTGTGTTACTTGTGGTATCATCTATTACTGTGTCACCAACTGTTGGCACATAAAATATTCCGTTTATGTCTGGCTGTGCTTGAACTAATATTTTTCCGTTCCAAATATCTTTAATTCTTTGTTTTTTATTTGTTTTAGCAAAAGTCAAACCCAAAACATCTGGATCATATCTATTTCCTTGCTCATCTCTAATAGTGTTCAACCAGAAGTTTACAGTGTTATTTTCTGTTTCAGCAACATTGTCATATGGCACTTTATTTGTAAACATAGGTGCAGTGCCTCTCGCATACCACATCTTGCTTGTTTTCAATCCTGTAAATTCTCCTGTACCTGCTACAACAAATTCTTGATTGTATGTCAACACAGATATTTCACTTGCTTCTGTTGGATGATCTGGCTGTGTGCTTATTTTTGCTTGAATAGTATCTAAACTGTTTACAAAAGTTTGTACGCTTCTGTTTTCTTGATTTTTAATAATGTCTTTTATAACCAAAGCAGGATTTACATCAAATAGTGTTTCATTCAACACACTAGAATCTGTAGGATAACTTGTGGTTGGATTTGGTGTTTGACTGAAAGGTGTAGTGATTGCCCACCATCCTCTGTTGTATTCATCTTGATCAGTAAATGCAAGATAATAATTTCCAACAGATAAATCAACACCTGTTAGTAATTCACCAGTATCTCCAAATGCTCCTTGAACTTCATTTACATATAAAAGTGTTTTTGTTCCTACTTTTCTTCTGTACACTACTCTAGCATTACCTGTTGCAGTATAAACTATATCAGAAACTTCTGCATCATTAACAGTTTCATTTATAACAAATATTTTTTCTACTTTGTGTAAAATTGTATGTTCACCTGTTAAAAATGAAGCGTCTATGTTTGCTGATGCATAAGCACCATTAAATGGTTGTCTTCCATTAGGAAATATAGAAGTATATTGGTTCCATTTTAATTGTAATTTGTCACCAACTGCTGTTCCTAAAAACTGTTCTGTGTTTGCTCTTATCAAAATATGATCTGTTGTAACATTTCCAAACACGTGATCACCAATTACTAAATTAGTGATATTTTCATATCCTAATAAATCAGCATCATAAGTAGATTCAAAAGCAAATACATGACTATCAAAACTTGTGAAGTCTACAGAATCATCTTTGCTGTACACTTGGTTAAGTGCCTGCCATAGTTGTTCTTTGTATTGTACAATTTCATTTACATTGTAATTGTTGCTAGGATTGTAAGAACCTTTGAAATTACTTCTTATGTTAGTTGCATTAGGCACACCAACAATTAAGTGTAATCCATCATCACTTAATGCAAGGTTATCTCCATACTCAACACCAGTATCGAAAACTTGTGATGTGGATGAAAAAACATTTTCTGTTGGCGATTCGATAATTTGTAGTAACGTGTATTGTCCACTTTCTGTGCCTCTTTCATAGATGTAAACTTTACCTTCCTCTTCGCCTGTAGCGGAAATGGCAAGCAAAGTATTTTTTGCATTTGCTGAAATAGATTTACCAAAGTTTGTATTTGTAGTTTTTGTATTGCTAATTTCTTGATGTGATTTGTACACACTATTATTTTTAACAACTGCCCAACGGTTTGAATCAGACTCATCTATCCAGAAAGTATCATTTTCTGCAAGTCCTCTTGAATAGACAATATCATTAATTTGTGTTGCTTTTTCAAGTCTTGATTCTACCAATGTTAGTATTTGAGCAGTGTCTGTATCTTGAACAGCATCATTCAATTCTACAACTAAAGTTGTACCTACGTTGCTGATTACTTTTAAAATATATTTTGTATCAGCAAATACTAAAACAACATATTCATTAGCAGACACTGTAACAGCATTGTCTAATTCTAATGTTATGTTGTCTGCTTTTGTAATTGACGTGCTTGTAGCACCACTGTTTAATACTTTGTATACATTCCACAATCTATTATTATAACCTACCCATATGTATTGATTAGCAAAAATTGTATTTGCATCTAAAGTCGGCAAGTCATCATATTGGAATACACTATGAGATACATCATTTAAATCCACATAGCCTGCACTTTGTAAAACAGAACTGTCAATAAATTTTTCTGGAAACGGACTTCCGTTGTAGTTTGGACTTTTTAGATAAACATCTTTTTCAGGAATTGTTATCCTCAAATCAATATTGTTTGCATCTTCAATTTCTTTCAATTCTATAGGTTGAGGATTCAGTCTAAACTGAGGCTCATTCAAAGTAAATTCAATTTCTTGATACGCTTCGCTGGCGCCAAATTGTCCTTTACGCAGTGCCCATTCTTCATTAAATTCAATGCTCTCTTTGTCAGCACTTGTTAATGCTTTGAACAGTTTGTCTAAACTGTTGCGTGTACCTTTTTCTCTGATGTATCCTTGATAAAATTTGTACTGACTGACATCATCATTTATAATATTTGCTAGATAATTTCTTGCTTGATAACCTAACAAGTGTTGCGACATTTTTTGTTGCTCTGTGTCAAAGTTATCTGTATTCAAATCATAAAAGTCTGTAAATTGTAGTGCTTTGTAATCAAAGTTTGGTATTAATTCTGTTGCTGGTCTTTCATCTAATCTTACCCATTTTGTGTCATCAAACTCTTGCGTTCCGTCAATTCTATTTTTTGCAGAATAAAAATATTGTTTATATTTTACTAGAGCCGATGTAGGATAATTCTTAAATGGTTCCCAATCTTCAACAGTTGCATTATCGAAAATGAAACCCGGTACACTGCTACTACCATTCCAATCTGCATTAATGTATCCTAAAACTTTAAGTCTTTCTTGTCTGTAGCCTGCTTCGGGTTGATATATTATATCATTGAATACAGTTGTGTTGTTGAATATACACACGTGTTCTTTTTGTACCACAGGAATTCTTGCAAAGTAAATTCCATTTACAGTATTTTTTGTTATTATTTCAAAATGATTATCTTGCCTCACAATACGCAAATTTTCTTTTTCAATTTTTCTGCCGTCTTCTTTCAGCACTTCATATTTGCTTCTTAATTCAAACATATTATCCGCTGTTGAATATTCACTATCTAATACAAGTTTAGAAGCAGAAGGACTTAAAGATATAACAGCACCTGCTGTCCAATTCTGTGTGCTCCAGAATAAAAATTCTCTTAAACTTAAACGCCAATTGGCTACTTCTTCTACCCTGCCGTCAAAATTTTCAAATTCAAAGCCTATACTTTTCAGGTATGCATCATAACCCACAATGAAATCGGCAACTTCTTGTACAGTTTTGTACACTGTGCCGTATGGCACTATTTCTATATCTGAAAGGAAATTTTTTCTAATTTGTACAGTCACACCGCCTTCAATAGGTAGAGTTGGTATTTTTGTAAAGTTAGAAAGGTCAAAGGCTTGTCCTGCTGTATGAGATTCAGTAACTACATAAAAATTACGGTTGTGTTTTACATACGCACCTTTCGTATAATATTTTTCTGCTTCCCACGTAACAAATTTTGCACTTACACCACCTACAGTAATATTAGGATCAGAACTTTTCTTAAGCACACTTAAAATTTTAAATTGTGGATTAAGTTTATCATAACCTCGGATAATGTATCCTGCACCTTGTTTTTCAATTATTAATCCACTGTATGTGTAATTGTCTATTGGCGCACTAGTGTTGAATACAATTTCATAATCTTCTTCAGGCACAAATACATCTGACGAAGCAGTGGTTGTTTTGCTGTCTAATTTAATTTTAAATTTGTCTTTAGAAGTGTAGCCTCTAATTTTAAAAGTTAATCTAGGTTGTAGACTTGCCACAAGTTCTTTATAGTCTTGGTGATTAGTTAGATCTACTACATTGACGTATTCTGTCACATAATTTGTCAACCCAGCAGTGAATGATCTTGTTGCGTCATTTATTGTGTTATGAAATACTAAATTACTTGGACTGATTCTATTGTTAGTATCGCCATAGACAAACTGTCCTGCACTGTTTTTTGTTATGCGAGATCTATCAAATGCTAGTCCCATAAATTTAGCAGGCTTGTTGCAAAGTATTGCACTCATTAGTGCAAAAGGATAGTATGCACTTCTTCTCCAAGCAGTTTCAATTGGTGCTTCATCACCAAACACAAAATCATTTCTTGTAGGTTCTGTCACATATTCTTTGGCAAAATTACTGTCCAGCGGACTTAATAAATTTCCTGCACTGTCAACCGGTATGTGATTTAATAAGTCTGGTCTTGCATATTTTTTAACAAACACAGCAGATTTATTAGGCTCACGAATAACACCGTCTTGTAAATCTGTCCACAATATTAAATTGTCTCTTGTATATGGTGCTGGACCATAGACACTTTGCCACCATGTAGGTTCTTCTGTGAAACCTAACATTTGCCATGGAGTCAAATGTGGCGTATCTGTATCAAATGCAAATTTGTACACTGCTCTCCAATAGCCAGGCAATAATTCTCCAGTAGGCGCGGACATCTTTGAATAGTTGAATGTAAATCTATCTGAGTCTAGGTAAGTGTCGTTGTCAGTGTAGTCTAAATTTCCAATAAGTCTTAACCAATCAACAAAGTCCGAAAGCAACACATTATCAATAGACTGTTTGGTGATGCCAGTGTTTCTGTAAAGACCAGGTACATAATCTTTTATGCTTAAAATATTTTCATCGTACTGAACTTTAATGTTGTTGTATATTCTTTTTTCCAGTTCTAATAACAAATCATCTCTGTAATCTTCGTATGCTAGTGTAATTGATCCGTCATGTCCTTGTATAACTTTTTTAGTAGTAGGATATGAAGTATCATCGAAAATTTTAGGTTCGTATTTAGGATATAATCCTAATTTAGTTGGAGTTTCAGGAACATGACAACCATCTGTTGTCTCATATTCGTACACAGCAATAATATCATCAAGTGCAATAGTTTTTGTTACTGCTACAAATCCTTGATTGTTAAAATTGTAATCTTTTCCTTGTATTAATAAATCACCATTTAGATAGACAAGCACAGATTTAGATGATGGTGCTGTTAGGTCAAAATTTGCATTCAATTGATAAAATGGATTGTCTGCATTAATAACTTTGTGTTCTGTAAGGACATAGGCACCATGTGCAAACAAATCTGAAAAATAATAAGGAGTTGCAGTTGTGGCATCTTTGTTTATCTCCGCAACAATTTTTTCAAATAAATCTCTAGTGTCTGTGTCAATACCTATTGTTTCAGCAGTTTGAATAAATCTTCTTTTAAATTTTCCATATTCGTTTTGAGCATTTTTAATTGCTTCTATTACGTTACTTGCTTTATTATTAAAATAAAATATTGGTAAAGTGACTGGGCCAGAGTGTTGCACAAATTTTGTTGCATATCTACCTTGTTCACCCAGGTCTCTTAAATTACCTACGCCTGGATATACACCTTCCCATTCAGGATGGTTTTCTACAATAGTTTTAATGTGGTCTCCTACTTCTCCTAAACTAAATTGTTTGATATTTTGGTTTAAAGGATTGGATTCTAAATTACTTGCAATTTCATAATGACCTTTTGTATTTTTTGCTGTATCGCTGTGTGTTTTAATGATTAAGTTTTGTCCAACAGTCAATGCAGAATTGAAACGCACAAATGTTGTGCCGTTTTGATTGACAAGTGTGTAGTGAGTGGTTGGTTTCTTTCTTGCATTGTCTACAATAACTATAACTTCTAAATCTGTCAAACTTGCACTGTTATCATACACATCAATAGCAAAGTCATTTGTTTGCGTTGAAGTTACTACATATTGCCTAATTACTTTTTGACTTGATTCTTTTTTGCCTTTTGTCCAACCATTTAATACTGTGAAATTATTTTGATCTTTGTACTGTCTTAAAAATCCTTTATCACTTGTGATTGTGTCTGTGGCTTCTAATTGATAAGAGTAAGATTCGCTCAACAGATCAAAATTAAATAAAATGTCTCCCACATTGGCAACGTTTTGATATGATAATGGAAATCCTAATTCTGTATCATTGGCACCTTCTCCTTGTTTGTAGGAAAATACTTTGTTTCCAGTAAAATTAATGGAAGGATAAGTTGTATTATTGGAAAAACTTATGCCGTCATTGTCAAATAATTCAAATAAAGGTGCTTGGTTTACTGAAGTTTTCTTTTGTCCTTCTAACCAGTTTGTGCCATCATAATAAAAACTTTTTCCAGCATTTTTATTTCCTTGGGTAACAAACAATACATCATTTAATACAGGATCTCCGTCTGACTCCTTTACTAGACTAATTTGTTTTGTAGTAGTGGCCCCGTCATAAAAATCTATAAATTTTACTTTGTATATTCTATTGTTTGCATCGGTACTGGTGTCTGCTGTAAACAAAACACGCATACCATCAATTAATTGTACACCGTCAACATAATGTCCAGCAGAGCCTTCAATTTCACTAAAAATATCTAAGGTTGTATTGTCAATTAAATTTATTTTGGTTTTTGCTTTTGTTCCGAATTGAAATAATTTCAAACCTGAAGCAAACTCTATAATAGGTCTTCTGGCTCTTGTGTTTTGATCAACTGTTGTTTCTATACCATTTATTTTTGCAGAGTTTTCTACAACTTCTCTGTGTACCCATCTGTTATATCTACTCCAAGGATTCCTGTCTGGTGATGCTTTAGATATTACAACATAATCTTTTGTTGTTGCAAAACTTGTGGATGTTCCAAAACCTACACGGTCAAAATTCACAGAATCAAAAGGTACTGAGTACTCTGTGGTGTAGTCAGCAGTGATTTCAACTTCCGATGCTTTAATCAATTGGATTGCGGATCCAACACCGTCTACATAATATTCATCTTCACTGTAAGAGGTTGGTGTTACTTGACCTCTAAAGTTAACTTTCATTCCATTGGATAAACTGTATCCACTTGGTAATGTGTATTCTTTTTTGCCAACAACTTCATTGTCTACATCTATTGCACTGTTTTCTTCTATGTCGTATATTCTAAATTCCCCATATGTGTTGATATCATTTGTGGATTGATAGTACAAAGTATTAGGAGCCGTGTCTGATACTTCAAAAGTAATTGTGCCTTGTTCTACTTTTTGTTGGTCAACACCTAGATTGTAAAGATATTGATCACCTTCAAGAACAGAAGTCCTAATAGTAAATGGCATTCCTTCACAGTCAATATTAAATTTATATGTTTGACCTCTATATAATTTTAACGGAGGATTCTTTGTCAATCCATCTGGACTGAACACATAAGCATAATTTATTTCACTAGAATCTAAAGTTACTGAATACGTCGATATAACATTTCGTTGTTGCCCTGTAACTGTAACTGTCAGAGGTCCATAAGGTAGCCAATAGTATTCTCTAAAGTTATAAAATTTATCCCAATTAATTTGAGGATTCCATGCATAATACTCTTGTGCATTTAATTTATTATGGTCATCGGTGTTACCACCTTGATTTTTTATTGCGTTAATGTAATCAATATAGTCTTTATGAAAAACATTATTACCTAAGGTATCAAAGGCAGTGATTGCAGGTTCTAATTTATAATTTTGTCTATCATCACTTACTTCTTCAATATAAGTATCGTTGGCTTGAAAAGCCTTTGCATCTTTCCTACCATAGTATGCACTTATTTTTTCAGTCTGTCCTTCGCTGATTAATTGATCAACTGTGCTGTGTAAAAACTTTTCGTTAACAGGAGTTCTAAAATACTTCGGTAAAAAATCGGAAGACTTTTTTTTTGAAGAATTTAATGGACTATTTTCTTTTTGACCTTTATCGTATGCCATTTTTAGTAACCGTAGCCTCCACCGCCGCCTCCGGAACTACCGCCTGATCCGCCGCTACTGCCTGACGAACCTGATGAACTCGATGAACTTGATGAACTCGAATAACTTGTAGAAGTTGTCGAAGTCGAAGTGTTTGTGCTTGTTACTATGCTTTGATCAGTGCCAAAAGACGTAACAACTTCGCCTGATGCTCTCAATTTACTTGCAGTTATGGCGTCTATAATTTCAACATTATCTACAGTTGCTCCGCTTATGAATATTTCATTACTTTCTGATTTAATTTCAAACAGACTTCCAAATCCTTGTGATGCAGTGTTGGGCACAATTACAAACGTTGCAAGGTCTGGTGCTAAAAAGTTCATTACATACGTGCTCAATTCTGAAAAATAAAATGTGTCACCAAATTCCCAATTTTCCAATGAAAAGAATGTGTTAATAGCATCTATTACTCTAACCTTCAATTCGCTATCGTTTATCACTTGTTCATTGTTTTTCACAAGTTTAAATGTTGCTTGTAATGAAGTATCTGCTTTACTTCCAAATAAAACTTTGTATGATACAGGATGGTAAATTAATTCGTCTGAAATACTTTTAATTTGATCTAATTCGGATCCATAATTTTTGTACAAACTGTCCGCACTTGGAGTTTTAGGTTGTGTTGGGATTGCATTTATTAACCATTGTCTAAACTGTCTGTCATAGTTTCTTGTCAACAAATATAAATCAATAATGTTACTTGTACTTGGATCTATACGTGAATTGCTATCTGCTGAATGTATGTAATGGAATTTTAAATCACCTCTACCTGTTTTCGCTATATAAGAAGTGTTATTGACTAACACATTGTTAACTTTGTCAATACTTTTAAACGAATCACTATCTATGAGATACAAAATTGTGCCATCATCATACGTGCTAAATGGAGCAACACTATTCGCATTTTGCACAGTAACAATTTTTTCCGATGTTGCATCTACGTAATTTATTTCATTACTGCCATCATTAAAGTCAATAATTTTTTGAAATATGTATTTGCTTGTGTCTACAATTAATTCAAAACTTTCAGGATTATCTATAAATCCATCCTGGTCACTGTCATACAAAGCAACTTCTAACTTTTTGCTATTAACATAGCCACTATTTTCTCTATATTCTTTTACTCCACTAAATGATACATCATTTGTAAGTGTAACAGTTGAATTTGGTTTTGTATTGATACTTAAAACTGTGATTTGATCTTTTTTTGTTTTTCCTGTCTTTGGATTATAATTTTGATTGCTAGAATCATAAAAGAATCTTATTTCTTTATCTGACTCAAATACGTAACGCATACCTCTGTTTTCCATTGTGTATGTTTCGCCATTGTTTGTGAACAATAACATCCAACTAGAATCTAGTCTTTGATTACTGTCGTCACCGCTTTTACCAATATTAAAATCACCATATACATCAAGGTTTGTTTCTTTTATTAGTTTCCATGTTCTTGTATCTGTATCAAAACGTAATCCAAAAGTATTGAAAGCAAATACTTGATCTATAATGTCATTTTTTAAACCACTGCTTAAAAATTTTGTAAATTTAGATTTAATTTTTTTCAATATTGCTCCTGTTGGTATAACATCACTGAATGCAATTGGTCCAGTTCCATCTGCTTGGACTGTTTTTCCATCACCGACAACGCTGACCACTGAAGTCCATATGTACTCTCTGCTACCTGGATGGTCGGCTGATCCTGCCATCAATGTGCCGTCTGCCATAAAATGAAAACCGCTTGGTGCTTCAAATTTACACAAAGCGCCTGTTTCTACGTATTTTAATTGACTGGTTGTTGTAGGACCTGCATCATATTTTAAACTATCTGGATCTTGCAAAAGACCTGTACTAATATTATTACCTTTTGTTGACTGAACAAAACTTGCATTTAAATCGTCAACCAAAACATCAGGAAATTGATTAATAAAATAATTCAACAATCTTGTTTCACTTAACACAGGTTCAATTTTGTTTATTATAACTCCTTCAATATCAGTTCTAGTTGAAAAAGTAAATGTGTTTAAATCATTAATGTCTTCTCTGTATACTACACCATCATTACCGTAAACATTTATATCACTACTTGTTCCTGTTGCATCTACAAAATCAAAATATTTAGAAATACCTGTGCTTACTCTATTAGTGCTTTTTACTTTTACTATTTCCCTGTTCTTTCCTAGTGGAGCAACGTTGTAATCTTCTCCTGTAATCATTCTGTTTTGTGTGTAAAATGAAGTCGGTGCATTTACTTTAATATTTGCACTGCTTTCTGTAGCAGTTCCATTATCAACAGTATATTGCAAACTGCAAACAAAACTTAAAGTTTCTGTCTTTCCTGAAGCGGACACATATGGTATATCAATTTGTACATTTTGTAATTCTGATGGCTTAATTGAATATGTTAAATTATCTGAGGTTCTGTAGTAAACTCTAAAACCGCCTTGTGGAAGTTCACCAAACACTCCATCCGAAAATTGTAATGCAATTCTGTCACTTGTTCTTGTAACAGTACTGTAAGTTGTTCTATTATTTTTGTTTAACGAATTATAAATTATATTGTTGCCTACTACTGAATCAAGTTTTGTCCATTGTTTAGATTCTCTTCCGAATTCATCCAATTGGTATAACCAAACGTCTGTATTATTAATATTTCTAGCATCGATGTTTACAGATTGATTAGGTGTTGGAAGACTTACATTAAATTCTCCTTGATCTAAAAATCCTTGTCTAAAATGCACAAAGAATCCTGTGTTGGCACTTGATGCACCTTGACCATCATCTCTGTGTACAAAACTAAATTTTCTTCCCGGCAATGGTGCTTGTTCTTTTATAGATCCATCTGATACTTCTGCACTTGTTATTTCAAATTCAAAATTTCTTCCATCAACTGATTTGTTAAATCCAAATACTGGAATATCTTGTGAACTAGATTGTACTTGATATTGTTTTGTTGTTATTCCATTGACTGTGTCCGATGCTATAGGCTTTCCAAATTTTGTATTTGGACCAAAAGCCGCATTCAATACTTTTATGAATTGCTCATACCAATCTGAATTAGAGGAATCGGACCAACTTATTTCTGCATTTGCTAGATTTAAATTATTACTGTCTATAACATTTTCACTAGTTGATACAGCAACCACTTTAAGCAAACCGTTTGCACACTGATTACGAGTTGCGTTATAACTTAATAATCTTGCTAATCTTAATACAGACTCTCTTCTGTCAGCAAGTTCTAGGAAGTTTTCCCTAGCATTTAAGTCCATTCTATAAGATAAGTTTTGACCTAAAAAGGCAATTAAATCAATTAATGCAAGATACTCCGAACTCTCAATGTAATCATTAAAATCTTCTGGATAATTTTCACGTAGATATGCGATCATGACTCTTCTTAGATTGTCGAAGTCATAACTTTGGAATTCAGCGTTCCGGAAACTTTGATATATGCGTTTCCAATCTTCTGCTAGTAATAGTCTATTTTGTCTTTGTGTAATGGACATAGTTTTTTATTTGTATTTATTGGCTCCTATTAAGTACCTATTTAATTCAGTAATCCTGCATCCTCATCAAAACGCAATCTCATATTTTCTGACACATTATAAGTCAAATATGTGAGTTGGCACTCTATTTGGATACCACTTTCATATTGACTGACAGTTACTCCGTCAACATTTACCCTTGGATCATAGTTGATGATGTCTGTAACGTTTTCAGAAATAAAATCTCTATTTTCTTCGGTCAATGGTTCGTACACCATATCCCAAATAATTGTGCCAAAATCAGGATCTTCTAGTTTTTCTCCTTTACGTATATGGAACAAATTTATAATATCTTGCTTAATGAGTGCTATATCAAATAATTTAAAACTTGTATTGTTTGGATTAACTGTACTGATGCCTCTGTAAGTCCTTTGAGCAGGCTCTAGTTGAGGTCGCTCGTTGGCTTTTACTGTTACTTCTTTGTACAATTTTTTTTCTTCTGTGGACATATCAATATTTAACCTTTAAAAATCACCCACCACTCTGCCTTCTGGATCAACATACACATTCAAATAGAATGGATCTCTAGTTACTGTTGCTGTGCTTGTAGGTATCTCCGTTGACGTATTCCTATCTGTGTTAGTAGTAGATACGTTGGTAGGATTTAAGTTTTCATGGTGTCCCCAAGGTTCGTGCTGAGGCACACGTTTCATAATACTTGTTGTTCCAGGTAATGTATGAGTTGACAACGCAGATACAGATGTTGCATTTGTACAATCTATTGCTCCTGTACGTGCCGGATCCGAAGGACATCCAAAATCCGTACCACCGTTAGGTTTAGTTGTATGGCTGTCTCCTCCCAGTGTATACCAATTGTTTGTGCCAACATTTAAATGATATTCCGCACCAGTAGTAACAAAACCACTAGCACTTGCTTTTATTTCAAATGTGTTTGATTCTGTGTGCATGGTTGCACTTTTTATATTTGTGCTTCTTCCTGCTTCTAAATTAATATCTCTTTCTGCTTTAAAATTTAAATCTTGGTTAGAATGCACACTGATTGAATCATTGGCAAATATATCTATTTTACCATTTGCTGTCATTTCAATCCATGTTGTCCCTTTTGCATTTCCAATATAGATTAAATCTTCTGAATTGTGCATTAAAATCTGATGACCTGTTCTAGTTCTTAATCTTACTAATTCATTAAAAGGACTGTTCGGTGCTCCACCAATTTCATTTTTAGATTTGTCAACATATTCATATGCGGTATCACTTGCAGGACCTTTTCTAATCAAAGTCTGATCACCGTCATCCATAACAAATGACGATCCACCTTTTCTTTGAAAGTGTAAATTTTTTGTTGGTTTGAAAATTGAATCAAAATCTTTATCAACTGGTCCTGGAGTTAATATGCCAAATACACTTGTTGGTACTTCACGTCTTGCAGATGATGAAGATATACCTCGTGTTTCATCAGACAATAATCCTTGATTGTTTAAAATATTCTTAAAGGCATTATGCACTGGCTTCAAGTAATTGTTCGCGTCTTTTTTTGGAGTGTTTTTATTATATTTTTTATTGTATTCAACAACAGGCATTTTTTTATCAATCTCGTCTACCTCAGTTGAATTATGTAAATTGGTTGCAGGATTACCTTCAGGCAACTGTATATTCATACCTTCTTGCTGAATACAACCAAACCAATATGCTTTTTCAATATTGCCCTCCACAAATATAACCATTACACGATTACCAATGTCAGGTGGAACAAACCACATACCATAACTGCTTTGGCTGTATCTATAATCTTTATTGTTATTTGTATCAAACACAGGTGTTGTTCCGTAAAAAGGATTCAAATATTTTGCTCTTATAATTTGTCCTGTAATTGCTGTTTGTCCACTTTCTGTTGTTTTCAATAATTCAACTTTTAATGATCCTTGGAATTTCGGGTCCATTACTGCTCTTACAACCGCTTCGTATGGTCCGGGATTTCGTCTTACATCTATTTTTAAATCTGTTCTACTTAAATTTGGCATTTTTATTAAGCGGCTCCTTCACCCATATCATTACCGTTGCCAATAAATCCATTGTTTGGCAAAAGGTCTTGTTGGATTTCATTTGAATCTTGTTTTTCAGGAGATTTTGAAACAACATTTTTATTTTCTGTTCGTGTATTTTTATCTGCACCTATTACTCCTGTTTTATTTCTGATTAATTCTAATTCTTGTGTAAATTTATTGTTTGCAAATGAACTGATCACTCTGATTGGATAATAATATCCACTAAATTCTCCCAAAGTTTGTAACTGATTTTCTGCTACCTTTTCTTGGTAAAACATCATGTTTCCTTTTGCGTCGCTTATATCTAAAGGCGTTCTGAAATTTACCTTAGTAAGCACAACACTTTTTAAAAAGTTTGCATTGCCATCCACGTCTTTAAATTTTTCTTTTGCTACGTCTTGATTTTGTGTTTGGCTTTCAATACTAGATGCTATGTAATTTCCAAATGCAGATTGTGAAATGTAATAAGGATCTCCCACAATATTCAAATCTAATTTAACTAAATCCACATCACTATCAAGTATGGCTTTGTTGAATTGTCTTGCAATTCTTAATTCTACTGATTCATCATCTCCGCCATCAACATTTTGTGGATCACCAAAAGCAACTTGTTGATTGATTGAGTTTCCAGTGTACTCACTGGTGCTAGAATCTTTAGATACCACACTTTTTTCTGTTTCAACACTTGATTGGGATTGATCCACACTATTAGGATTTACGTTACCCAAATCATTCATAAGTGCTGTGTAGAATGCATTATTAAATTCGACATTGAAATCTATCACGTCTTTGTTTTGACCTGTGTACAAAATATTGTATTCTTTTCTAATTAATGCATCTAGTAAATCTACTCGACTGACTTCGTCTGGTGCCATGAATTTATCATCTGGCACTTCGTATTCGATTATTCTATACATTAAAATCTCAGGATTGGTGTTGTATTCTTTTTGCAGTTTTTCATCTGCAAACATATATCTTGCTGGAATAACTTTAAACCATTTAATCATTCCCATATCCGCCTCTGATTTTCTGCGGTCAATATCTTGTCCGTATTCACTCAATAATATAAGGTCTTCTATGATTTGTGTAATATGAGTGTCTTTTTTGAAACTGATTGTTTTAGTTTTCGTGTTAATTTTAGCACTGCCTGAAATACGTATTTTAGTGTCTTTGTTGAAATATGTGTTTTCATCTGCATTTTCGTCAGCAAATTCCTTACCAGTGGAACCTGACAATTCTAAATGCTTAATAATCATTTTGCTTTTGCCAATTTTATTTTGAAATAGTTCTTCTCCTGTAAACCCTTCTCCCAATGTGTATGAGAAATTTTCATCAAAAAGATAACTGAATATTCCTGTCAGTCTGATTGGATAGGGTACTTGAGTTCCTTCATCGAAGTCTCCCTGTGCAATCTTATTAGGAGTGTCTTGGGCACCTTTAGAAATCAATCTGCTGGCAAAACCTGAATCTTGTGGAAAAATAAACATATAGTCACGCAAACTTTTAAGTTGTTTTACAAACACTGAGCGTTCTGCCGCCTCATCTGCCCTATCAGAGCCATGCCTAAACTCTTTCCTTTTGATGAAAGTAGATTCTCTATGTTCTTTTACTAATTGAACTTTCTTTCTGTTTAACTCATTTGCTAAACTTTTTTCACCTGACCATAAGATTTCCGACACAGTGTCTCCTGAAAGTTCTACATCATAAGGAATCCTTGCATATTGATCAGCGAATGCAATATCATTTAATGCCACTGCTTTAACTTCGTAAGTAGATATTCCGTTGGAATTTCCAAAATTAACTGTTTGTAATTGAATAGGCATCACTTTTCTTAATTGTCTTCTTTCGGATGGTGTTAAATCTTCTGTAGTGGTTCCCACAAATTCAGATATCAAAACCATTGGATGAGTTAGATAGTTTGCCATGTTAGCACTGTTGCCAGTGTTTGATGCTTTTGCAACTTGATACTGTAAATTTTGTAAAAATAAACCTAAACTGAATGGTTCATGCACAGTAAAACTTACTGTTGTTGCCTGTGTATGCCCTGTGGCAGAATTACTGTGTACCAGTGCATTAATTTCCACGTTGTCAATGTAGAATTCTAATTTACCACCTTTCATCAAATTAGTTTCTCTAGCAGAACCTCCTGCACTTTTTGCCACAATATATTCAGGTGCTCTAGCCATTATAGTTGTGTCAGGAAAATTTACTTCGTCAAGTGTTAGAGCCGCCAGTGTAAACACTGCATTTACAGATTCATATTTGTGCAAAGGATTGGTAATTCTAGGAACTGGTGTATATTGCAAAGGTACAGTAACGTGTAAACCATTTTCAACATCCGCTTCGTTTACAGCATCATTCACAGTCACTCCATTAGGAATGAGTTTGTTTTTGTTAATGGTGGCGTTGGTTAAATTTGAATCAACTTTAGTTGCAATACTTTTTCCATCTGAGTAATCACGGACTCCATGTCTCCAAATTTTTTTTTGGCTTTGCACTTTATTAGTTGTGCTGTAAACTGTGTCCACACCTTTTTCCTTAATTTTTTCCTGCAACTCCTTTTTGAATAGCAAACTACTGCTACTTTGTTTTCTCTTTGCCATGTTACAATCCTAAATAAGTGTAAAGTGTTTTTGGCTCACATATAATAATTTCTGTGCCTGCTTTGAAATCAAACACAGGATCTTTTAATATATCAAAATTCCTTTGTGCAAATACCCACCAAAGTTTGGGTGTTTTATAAATTACGTTACTTGCCAAGTCTGGTCTTTGATGAAACTGTGGCTCAATTACATAAGGCAAATCGTATTGACTGATAGGAACTGCTCTTGGTACAAGATTGTCAAGATATTGTCCGTTAACAATTGGTGTGTTACCGTAGGGTGATGTTGCACTATATTTTGCCATTTTTAAATAAATCCATCTCCAGACTTCATGTATCCACCTTTGAGGAAATTATTAAGACTGAATGTACTTTGTTTTGTTCTGCTGTATTGTGGAGTTACTGCCACAGTCACAATGCTTGTACTTGGTGCCCAACCTGTCGGCGCGGAATTAGGCTCAGTTGGAGGACCTTGAAGATTTCCTAAATTTGTTGAAATGTAATCTACATCTTTAGGCATATCAAATTGGAAACTGTTTACAATCACAGGCACAT